CCGCGAGGATGGCCGAGAACACCTCGTCGCGCAGCCCCTCGTTCTCCAAGATGAACTCTACCGCCTGCTCGACGGAGATCGCCTTGCCCTCCAGGGTGAGGCTCTCGACTGCCAGGATGAGGTCCCCAAGGATGTCGGCCCGGAAGCCGGCGAGCTCCTCGCCCCAGGCCGCTACGGTCTTGACCGTCTGCGATGTGAGCTCCCCATCGAGATCGACGCTCGGGGCACGTAGGGCCAGCTCTCGCCATTTCGACATCCATCCGACGCTCGGCGGGGAGAACACGATTACGGCCGGCTCTGCCTCCTCGTGGTTACCTCCCCAGGTTGGGGTAAACCTTCTCTTCTTCCATCTACTCAATTCCATTGGGGGCGCTCCCTTTGGTTGGTTGTTGTTAGCCGAAGATCAAGAGGATCTCATCGGCTCCGCTGCTGGTTCCCTCGCACACGCCGCCGAGCTCAAGGGTAACTTCGTCAGCTCCCCGGTCCAGGCTGACGTCTTCGGTCCGCATCCTCGGCGCGATCCAGGCGAAGATCGATCCCTCTGTCTGCCCGGTCTGGACGACAACGCCTACCTGCTGGGAGTCGCCGCCCGTCACGTCCGTCGTCTCCCACGCTCGCATGGCAACAGGCATGCTCGTAGTACGGAGCGTCCAGCCAGAAAGGGTGGCCCTCACCTCGCGCTGGGCCATCGTGTAGCCCTGGACCGAGTAGGTCGTGCCGTGGACGTCGGTGCGGTAGTTGGTCCCGAAGCCGCAGTCCAGGACTGCGCTGTTGCACTGAAGGTCGAAGGCGACTGTGTCGGCGTGCCCGTCTGAGACTACGATCTGACCGCTGGTCGAGGGGACCGGGCTGCCGGCGTAGGTGCCGGTGGGACGATAGGGGGTGATCTCGGTGTCGGACGTAGCCCAGGGGGAGCCGGGATCGGAGGTCCCAAGCTGAGCCCGCGTGACGGTCCACGAGGTACCTGAGATCGCCGTCACCTTGACCGTCTCAGCCGTCGTGTTCCCGCCGTCGCTCAAGGTCCAGTAGGTGTTCAGCGCGTCACCGGCAGAGGCGAGGGCGTTGGACACGACCATCGTGGTGACGCTCGTCTCGAGTTGCGTCCCGAGCGTCGTCTGGAAGAGGCGGTCGTGTCTCTTGCCCGTGCCGCTCGCCGTGAAGCGTGCGGCGTCCTCGCCGCCGATCGTGAAGTTGAACGAGTCAGGAGTCCAGCTCGAGATTCTGTCCGCGCTGTTGTTGTTGAGAAGCCAGAGCGTCAGGCTCAGCGGATCGCCCGAGTCCCTGCGGTCGTTCGGCTTGTAGGCGATGGCTCCCAGAACCTTTGCGCCGGAAGCCGGGGTAAAGGTGAGCGGGGGCTCGACGGTGAGATAATCGCCTACAGCGGTGACGGCGGTCACCCGCCGCGCCTCGAATAGTTCCGAGGTCGCGGTGGTCTCCACGAGCACGCCATCACCTACCTGGAAGCCCGTGACAGAATCAACGTCGAGGGAGGTGGTGGTGCTGACCCCGGCAATCGCCGCTGTCGTCGCGCTTCGGTCGGTCTGCCTCCACCCTCCGGCGATGAGCAAATCCGCCCCGAGGTCCGAGACCGTCGTGATGGTTCCCGAGGGCATGACGTAGCCCTCCAGGCTCCCCTCTGCGGTGCGCTTCTGGGGGATACCAGGGACGGCTGTGGCGGTGCCGAATTTGTCCTCACGGGGCACGGTCGGGATGGTCCCGCCCGCGCTGCCGGTGATAGCGCGGATCGCGTCTACCGCCTCGGGGTACGACTCGCCGGCCGCATCGGTCAAGGTGAAGCCCGACTGCTCCGAGCAAAATGCCACGAGGTCTCTGCCGGTATCAACGATGGGTCCAGTCATTTTAATAGTCCTCTTCGAGTCGGATAGTCAGGCTCGTGCGGAGCAGCATATTGGCGGTATTCGCCATGAGTTCAGCGTCAAAGGTCAAGGTATTCGAGTCAATCTTGGCGAGGATAACACGCCCATTGGCGTCTCCGGTGCCCCCGTTATTCAGCGTCCATCCTTGCCCCCCTGTACGGCGGAAGAACAGCTTCGTGATCGCGTCCCTGTAGCGGCACATTGCTTGGCCCATCTCGACCTCGGCCCCTGCTACGTCAGCGTCAAGGACAGTCAGGCGCAAGGTGATCGCGTAGTCCACCATCCGGGAGTTGCGGCCCTCCACCTCGCCGCCGTCTGACTCATAGATAACGGACACGTGGGGGAACTGCCGGCTCTGGAACTCGCGGGGATAGAATCGTTCGAACTGCGCGACGTCCGGGAGCTCTGCGGTGGTGATCGACTGGTCGGTGCGTAGAGCTGCCAGCTCCTGGTTGAGCGTATTGTCTGAAGCGGTGCCGTCCTCGAGGAACTCCCGGACGGCCTCGACCGCTGCCTGCGCTCCATAGAAGGTAGTCACCTCCAGTCCTTCGCCAGGATCTTACGGACTCGAGCTCTATGGTGCTGGTACGTCTTCCCGAACTGGATCCGCTTGAGAACCTCTGGGTCCTTCCTCGCCGCCTGCTTCCGCTTGAAGACCAGGAAGGACTGCATAATCTGGCTGACCGCATAGCCAAAGGTCACCCCCCGGCTGTCGCTTGTGATGGTCCCGTCGAACCTGACGGGGGGGCGCTTCGGGAGATAGGGGCGGCCGGCCTCTCTAACCCCGAGGGTATGCGCCCTGGCAATGACGCCCTGGGCGGAGCCTGGATCGATCCCGACTCGTAGAGAGTCCTTCGTTATCTTCCCCTCGATAGAGCCCGGGCCGCCCGTCGCGGCCTTGCGGAGCGCCCCGTCAAAGGTCAGGATCGGACGGCCCGGGCGTACCCTGTTTTTGTATGCTCGGTAGCCACCCTTGGGGGGCTCGTTCGTCGATAGCGCCTTCCACTTCTTCCACTTCTTGCCTGACTTGCCAGAGCCGCCAGTGTCGAAGAGGTTGCGCTCGTGCGCGTAGAACAGCTTCTCTACGTCCTTGAGGGCCTTCTTCCAATCGGTGACTTCGTCGGCATACTCCGCGAACACGAAGGCTATGCGGTGCATCGACGGAACGGCGGTGAACTCGAATCCCTTCGCCATCGCTGGGCCTACAGGTCGCCGTCTGGCACGGGGTCCTCGAAGGTAGGCGGCGGGAAGTATGGGCGGTCCCCGGTCCCTGGCGTGTAGTCAAAGGTCGGATCGCTATCCTGGGTCCAGCTCGACTTGGCGAAGTCGGAGGTTCTCTGGAGGGAGCCGGTAGCCCCGTTCCCAATCAGGACGTCGCGCATATCCCAGAAGGTAGAGAGGAGCTCGCGCCCCTTGATGATGAGCTCCTCCGCAGTGGTCTGCGCCTGGGGGCCGATGCTTCCTTTCGCCAGGAGGATCAGCCCGCTAGCCAGGAGCATCTCTGCTTGCTGCGCCAGCTCGTCAGCGCGGCTCGAGCTTGTCACGGTATCAGACAGGCCGGCGCGTAGGAACGCCGCCCTCACCTCGTTGTAAGCGAAGCCCCAGATAACTGCGCCCTGGGTAGCCGTCGGCGTCGTTGTCGAGCTGAGCGTGCCGAGCTGGGGGGCCATCGAGGTTGCCGTGGCAATGTCTGCGTTATACGCCACCAGCTCTCCCCTATTCCTCGGCGGCGGGTTCCTTCGCCTTGGCCTTCGCCTTGGCCTTCGCCTTCGCCTTCGGTGCTGCCGCTGCCCACCCTCGGCGGATCATCTTCGCGCCGGAGTATTCGGTGGCCTCGATCTCTGTACCAGCCTCCAGGCGCTCGCGCCCAACGGTCGTAGCCGTGAGGAGGACGACCCTCACCCGTCTGCCTTCTTCGCTGCCGGCTTCTTCGCTGCCGGCTTCTTCGGCTTAGCGGCTGCCTTGGCGATAGGCTGGGGCCGTACCTTGGGGGCTCGCTCCACTTGGCGAATCACGCCGAGCGCCTCGAGCTCCTCGAGGTTGGGGAGGTTAGGGACCAGGGAGCCGGCGGGATACTGAGTACCGCTATGCCGGAGGCATTGGCCTGGACAGACTTCATGTGCCATGAGGGGCGCTCCTCTTCTGATTAACCGAAGTCAACATCCCCGACCGCGCTCACCCAGGAGGATCCGTCACAGACGAAGATCCCGAAAGAGACAGCCGAGATTGAGTCAATGGTGCCGGCGCCGTCATCCTTGACCGTGATCGCGTGGGTTGCTGCAGTCACGTTCTTGATGACGAAGAACAAGCCCTGG